TTTCCTATAACTTATAGCACTACAAATAATTCAGCTAATATAATCTGGGAGGCGCTGTACTAGCCGCCTCCCATTTTAATTAGTTCACCTTGAGGTGTCCTGTTGATTTAAGCTCAACGGTTCCAGCTCCAGTAAGCGTAGTAAGTCCTACTACGTTCTGAATCTTGGTTGTTGAAGCATCATCAGCAACACCAGCAGTTGCAGTGGTATTAAGGTTAGCATCAGCAGCGTATGAAGCTGCCGCCTTTCCTTGAATACCAGAACCTACTCCACCGCCGCCTACTCCACCAACCCATACCCAGAGGTACTCGTTGTCAGCAGCAGCTACTTGAGCTACGCCAACTTGAAGGTTGTTAGAACCAGCGTTTGTGGTTGTGAGTTCAGCAGCTTGGCCATCGTCAGAAATCTTAACGAAGGCGTACTGAGCTACCGCACCATCAGCTTGAACGAAGAGAAAATCTCCTTCCGGTGAAGAACCAACGTCTCCTACCTTTGCCGGAAGAGGAATAGAAACTCCATCCCAAACTTTGCTGTAATTAACTCCGAATGATCCTACCTGTGACATACTTTGTTCCTCCTACTTATTAAGCGTAAATTACAGCTTGAAGTGCAGGAGCAGCGCAGCAGAGGTTTCCTTCAACGATGATAACCGTGAAGAAAGCATCCTGATCAACTGGTCGAGCCATCTCTGGAGCGAGCGGCTTGAAGTCTGCACCACGAACCATATCAAACGTCCAGTACTTCGTGTTGAGAAGTCGGCAAGAATTGGTCTCAAGTACAGACGAGCCATATCCACCGTCAAACACGAAATCACAGCCGTCATAACTGAGAACTCGGAATCCACCTACAGCCTTCTTAGTTGGAGCTTGGATTCGCTGAATTGCAGTCAATGAGCTATGAAGGAACTTCCACGCAGTACGATCCATGAGGCCGAGGTCTGGTGTCTCATCGCCACGAGTAATCTGGCTGATGGCATCAGTAACGGTCTCTTGTACGTTCAACGCAGTAAGAGTAACGTTTACAGCAAGGTTGCGAGCGAAGGTATTCGACGAACGATCAATCTGACCATAAGTACCAGACGAAGGTGAGGTCGAAACCGCCTTCTTAATACCATCAAACTCAAGTCCACCGGAACCAGTTCCATCGCCACGAAGCGATGTAGAAACGGTGTTCTTGAGACGGCTGATAGCAGCCTTCATCTTCATCTCAGCAAGGTCAAGCAACTGAGCTTGATCTCGGTTAGCACGACGAGAACGTCCGTCGATTGCTACTGGCTCATAGCACTGCTTGATCGCGAATCGGAACGCTGTAGCATCCTCGATAGCATCAAGGTTGAACGAACTGAAACCAGAGTAGAACCCACCCTGAGCAGCGTCGTTATACATTACAGGCTTACGAAGTTCGTAGCCGCCGGAGAATTTACGAACAAGACCCTGCTCATCGAGGGACTTGAGGAGTGGATTGTGATGCAAAACCTCGTCTGCAATCGCATCGGATTGGTCGAACAAGGTTGCTACAATCGCTTCTTCTAAATTAGCCATTGTGGTTATCCTTTAAAATTACTTTCTCAGGATAACCTAAACTTTACTCGCCGCTCATTCGGCGTCTCAGGTTATCCCGAATATCTTTAACTTGTATCCTGGGAGTCCCTGTACCAGCGGAGCCAGATATAGTACGAGCAGCGGCTTTCGCCTTTTGTACTGCTGCTTGTTTTTGCTCTATCGCCGGTTTAACAGCCATCGCTTTATTGAGGCTGGAAAAGGTCGGATTGCCAGCAACGACATAATTATAGGCAGTCTCTAGGATCTCCTCTGGAGAGCTATAACGGCCTGTATTAGTGAGAGCCTGTACTATCGGAGCCATCTCAGCCTCTAACTGCGAAGCTGTTTCTGGATCCTTAAATAAAGGCTTGCCGGACATAAACGATTCTACGGCACGCTCATTATAATAGGCAACCGCAGATTGCTGCTGTTGCTGCTGTACGGCTGCCAGCTTCTCCTCTGCGATTCGCTCTGCCTCTTCCCTGGTTAGGTAGTTGCTTGGTTGCTGTTGAGGGTATCCATTCTCAGCTTGTGGCTGAATTCCGGTAGCCAAATCCTCAACGCTTAGACCATAAGACTCAAGCCATTCAATAGCCGTTGTCACAGGGTCAGTTTGCATAGCCTTATCCCAGGCAACCGACCGCTTGGCGATATCAGCTATAGAAATACCCTGTTTTGCATAGTCCTGCTCATACTGCCTTAGGGTATCAAAAAGTCCCGAAGTTTGAGCCTTTAGCTGCTCAACCTCTTGAATCTTTCGCTGATAATCAGAGCGTGTTTCGTAAGCTCTGCGATTGAGGTACTGCTGAAGAATATGAGCGTTTTCTGGGGTAGGATTGGTAAACGCCTCCTTTTCCAGCTTGTTCATATCGGATGGTGGAACCAGCGGAATGCGCTCAACTGGAGCAGCTTGCTCCTCAACTTGAACCTCTTCCTGAGCTTCTGGTTCTTCTTGAGCTTTTACCTGCATTTCAACTGCGGCTTGCTCCTCTTCCATGTTAAGGCTTTTCGCTAAAGCATCCCTCATTGAAGGTTGCTCAGATACTTCAGTATCCTCAACATCAGCGTTTGTTTCGTATCCTTCAGCAGTTTCTACGTCTACGTTATCCATTTACCCTTTCCCTCAGATTAGTCATAAACTTAGAGATAACTTCTCTCTCACGACCGGCACTCTCCTTTTCAGGGTCATAACCCCGTTCGTAAGCATCCCCAACTTCTATTACACCAGCAGCTTTGTAGGCTGCCCGTAGCTTGCTTTTGCTTGTGTAAATCTCTTTTGGATTGAGAGGATTGCGAGTCGGAGGCATTTCATCCTGTATAAACATGTGCCTCGCATTAGCATGGACTCGTACCATCACTTCCTCAACCGGAACTACTTTCTGTTGAACGTGACACCATTGATATAGTTTATGTTTATCGCTCATAGGTCATCCATTAGTAATGCCATTAAAAGCATTTTAATTCGTTTTTTACGCACTTCTCCGTGAACTTCATCTGGTTGTGCTTTTTGGTACATCTTTCTTTCAAGAATTGTACCTAATCTTATAGGGTTTACAGCTTCAGGAATTACAATATCCTCTTGTTGAGCTTTGAGTAATTGCGCTGCAATCGCTTCCTCTAGCTCTTGCTCCTCTTGCTTTTTACGATAAGAGCGGCGCTTTAATATGTCGCTTTTATCAATAATAGGTTGAGGCGGGACAACGCCGCCATATTGTTTAGGGTTTAATAATAGCAGCAAACTCATGCGGCTTTAATAATATAATTTACCACTAAGTATGGAGGATTCTGATCGCCGCTTGTCATAGTGGCGTTACCATCGACCCCTCCAGTAACAAGTCCTATCTTGCCCGTAATGCTAGGCGCTGCGAGCGTTCCGTCTGCTGTAGTGCCTGTTGGTGCGGTTGTAGTTAAACTACCTCCCCAAGCGCTATATCCTGTAACTGGGTTTGATACTGCTAAATCGGCACCTGTTCCCATTCCATGATAATGCGGCGGTACGGTATGATTATGATCAATAGCGCCACCTGTACCACCTAGTGAATTACCTGTTCCACTAGCTGCTTTACCGATTGGGAATCTTTGTCGTAAATCTGGAAGATTAAACGTAGTAGCACCATCTCCAATGCCATAGGCTGTTCCCATCGTGTTAAACAAAGAGGCGTATTGAGTGCGAGAAATAGCTGTTCCATCACATATTAGCCAATTTGCAGGAGCGGTATCGGTATACCACAACATGCCAGCGCCTATCGGTATTTCTGCGCCAAAAACAGGCATTACGTTAGCTCCGTAACTCTCATGCTTCCAGTAGGCGAAGCATCCCAAATTGCATCAATAGCTCCTGTATAAACTGGCGAAGGAAGCTCTAATGTTTGTCCTGGGGTTAGTTTATAAGAAAAGCTAGTTGCACTGGCTGTAGAACCTAATTTTACATAAGCGTTTTTATCGCTGTCATTGACCATAATAGCCATACGTCTATTAACATTACTGGCTAATATGCTTGTGCTTGTAGCGGCAGAAACTACGCTTGTTACTGAGGAGGTTGAATAAGTAGCTGCTACAACGGACGGCAACGTTAAAACATCAACGTCTCCAATGTTGTTTGTTCCAGCTGGTAACGCAGTTGAAATAGTTACTGCGCCAGTATTACAAGCTGTAACTTTTCCGTTAAGCGTAGAAAGAGTTGATTCAGTCGCTGCTCCAGTAGGAAGCGATACCGTACCAGTTACGTTTGCAATGTTCCAAGTTCCAGACTGAGTAGCGGCAACAGTTCCATCAATAGTGATTGACCCGCCGTTGTCAGATATGGGAACCGCACTTTGGTCGCTTGCAATAACTACTGGCAAGCTGTTTGCCATTGTTTCCTGTCCAACTGCGCCATCAATATCTCCAAGAGATATACTTAATGCGCCAGATGGATTTACTTTTACATTAACAAACCCACCGCCTCCCGCTGTAGTTTCTCCTGTAATCACTGAGCGAGTTAATGCAGCTAATGTTTGCTCATTAAGTGTTTCAGTAATTGGGAAATAATAGCTTGTGGTTCCTGCGGCCATACAGCCGCAATAAAGCGAAACATCTGCGGTGCCTGATGTTTTTACTACTTCTATACGTGCTGGAAGATTAGGATTCTCAATAGTTGGCCCAAAACTTAAATTAGGCGCTCGGATGGTGTGAAAACATACCCATGATTCATCTGGTGAAAGCACTTCAAACTTAACTGGAGCACTGCCAAGCCACGCAAACCTAATTCTAAATAAGTTCTGATTCTCAAAATTAATAGCTTCTGGAACGCCATTGCGAGTAAAAGTACTACTGCCGGAACCGTCAAGTGGATCTCCGTTCCAGCTTGCTCTAGCAGTTGTATAATTTGTGCCGTCACTTCTCCGAGTAACTCCAAACGAAGTTCCTTCATATCCTAAAAAGAAACCATTGTTGGTGTCATACAATCCAATCCGTTGCACTGCATTGGCATCTGGAGCAGTAAACCCAGCGGTGAAAAAGCAATACTCTTCGTTTGCTGGTCTATATTTACATAAATAAACACTTTGCGCTGAAGATTCGCCAGTCGCATTAGTTCCTGTACGAAACCTTGCATGACCATCTGCAATCGTAGCACTGCCGCCTCTTGCAGTATCAATAGTCACAACATCACTATCAAATGACTCAAAGAATGATATTTCAATTACATTGTTTCTAGTACCACTGACAGAAACGCCAAGAATATCAGTAGCAACATCGGCGGTAATTCCTTGCGCCAATGATGCGTTAATACTGGCGAGAGTAGTTTCTGTGGCGAAGTCTGGAACGGTTAAGTCTTCAGCACCAGCGCCACCATAATCAATAGCGACAACTTGAGTTTGCTCTCCAGCTTTATCAATAGTCCGTACAGGTATATCTGGATTTATACTGGTCGGACTGTTGGATACATTAACATTGTCAGACACTGTTATTGTCCTTCGTCAACATTAGCAATCTCAATGCTAGGGTTTCCAAGCTCATCAAGCGTAACTTTACCAACTTTCTTGCCCTGCTTTGGTATTACATTGTTAATTACAATCGGTTGCTGTGATTGAGTAGCTCCTACTTTAGCCGCTTCCATCGTTGTCCGTAATCGCTCAAGCTGCTGCTCGGATGCCAATCTGCGCTCTTCCATGAGCTTCTCAGACTCTGACAACCGTACTCGCATTTGTTCGAGCTCGAGCTTTTGAATCTCAAGAATCTGAGACATTCGATTGGTTTCTTGAGTAATAGCATGTTTAGCTGATTCATTTTCAGCTTGAGACTGAACCTTCAACAAATCAACCTGCACGCCGCCTTGCTTGGCTTGAGCAATCTGTTGTTCAATTACTAATTGTTGCTGCTTAATGTACTCATCAAACTGCTGCTTCTGCGCTGCCAGTTGCATCTCAAACTGGTCACGAGCCATCTTCATTTGCTGCTCTTGATAAGCAAGCATATTCTTTTCATGAGCGTCTTGAACTTGTATTTGAGTCGCCTGTATACGAGCTTGGCTTTCAACCTGTGCAATTTGCATCCTTGCTTGCATTTCTTGCATAACAGGGTCTGGAGGAGGTGGTTGCTTCGCTGCCTCCTCTTTTGCTTTCGCAATATCGCCAATTTGTGCGAGCGCTTTCGAAAAGAGACCATCAAGCTCCTTACTTCCCTTAAATCGCTTAATCATGTTTTGGAACAACGAGATTGAAAAGTCCATCAGTGGAGGATACTGCTCAATAAGTCCTTTCATTGCATTGAAGTATTCCCCAGCAGTCTGCATGAGAACTTGTCCTTCTTGCTGGTCCTGAGCTTGATCAATCGCAATCATTGAGTCAGATGCTATCCGTATTCGGTAGCATCGCTTGTCCTCATCTCTGAGAACTTCCATAATCTGCATCTTGATATTCTCTACCTCTGCCATTGGGTCATACTGTGGCATTGGAGGAGGTGGAGGCATCATGCTTGGGTCCATACCTTCAGGTATCGGTGGAGCAGGTGGTGGCTCTGGAGGAGGTGGAAGGATTGGGTAAATTAAATTATCGGCATCGCCTACATCAAGAACTTCTTCTGCCTCAAACTGTGACGCAATAATCGTGCCAAGATTGGATATTGAGTCAGAGATGAACTTGCAGAACATATTCTGCCGCACAACAAGTCCAAGAGAGGACCATTGAGATTCAAGCCTATTAGCTGTAGCAGACTTGTATTGCTGTGATGTGCCACGCAATAAGTCTGATACTTTAAGCGTTTCATAAAGCTGCTGAAGCGCAGTTTCTCTAGCGCCTTGTAAAATTTGCAGAGCGTTGACGTATGGTGCGATGTCCATAAACTCAACGCCATTAGAAACACCACCACGGCTCTTATATGAAGGCCAGTTGATAACAGGAGTGCCTTTCAAATCTCCATTTAAAAGTTGCTCAACCTGGTCTCCAAGCGCCGCATCGTAGAGAAAGTTCGTACGGATAGCTTGCGTGACTGCATGGATACGAGTCGTAAGACGCTCGATCTCGAGAACCTGGTCTTTGACGTGAGCATAATCAGAAACAGGGATAACGGAATCAGGATCAACACTCTGAGCAATAATACTGCAAGGATAAAACCCTTCAAACTCAATCGGTGGCTCACTCGTGTGAAAGATAAACTTCTCGTGGTTCTTATGGCCCCAATAAACCTTTTCAGTCTCTTCACACCAAATCTCATAGACTTCAGCTTTACCCTCATACCTGCTGTGGTCTTTGTTCCAATCCTTCTTATCTTGGTCTGGAAACGAGTCATAAGTAAGCTCTTGCGAGATTGCGACTCCATCATTATCAAAAAGCCTTTCTGCTTGCTCACGAGTTAAATAAGCTCGCTTACAACGCCACTCTACTTCGGTCTCATTACGAGCATCAGAACAATAGTAATCGTTATATTGAACAATATCGAGAACCGCCTCTTCGTCATCCTTCCTTTCAATCTCTACAGTAACAAGAATAATACTGCCTGGTCCTTGACGTTGTTCTTTAATCTCTTGCGTTACTGCTTGGCCATTCTGGTCAATAAGCTGACCATCTGGAGCTTGGAAACACGCCATCTCAACAAGCTCTTTTTCAATCTCAACACCATAGCGAGCCCAGAGTACCGCTCGACCAGTTAGTAAGAATTGTAGAGCTGAATTATAACCAACGTAATCAAAAGGGAATTCATTATCCATTCGATACTGAATGTTGCGCTCAAGGATGGTAGCTGCAAGCTCTTCAACAACTCCACCTGTTCGCTTGCGTAGCGTTACTTCCGCTTTCGGCGTCGAGGAGTAGTAAGCAGGAAGAAGAGTATTAACACAATACCACCAACTATTAATTCGTCGCTCTGCATCATTTAGCACTCCGACTTGTTTCTGAGCGTTATAAACACGAATAGACTCTTCAGCCAGTTCAATGAACTTCTTGGAACGCTCTTCAGCTTTAGTTATTTCAGACTTCCAGTAATTGCCAGAGAATCGCTCAACAAGTGGCTTATGCTGAATTTTCATATCGTTGCTTTTCCTCGTTGCGCTCTCATTCTAGCGATGTACGCCTGTAACTTAATCACACCTTTATTGAACACTTCAGCAGGTTGTTCCCACTTGCTATCAATCAGCCGCTCCTTACAGAGATACCGTAAAGCGTCACAGCAATGATCGTCACCTTCTGAATCAGCATCTTCTGGGTTCCTCTTGCTAATTGACAGTGCCGGTAACGTCTCTAATAAGTACGGGCAGTTGGTGGTAATATACAATAAAGGAGTCTTAGCTACCAACCTCTGTCTTATCTGGGACCAGCCTGAGATGCGGTCATTGTCGGCAGGCCTGAACTGAGGATGGCCATAGGATGCAAACACGGAGTGCATCTGGTCAGCTATGCTTGGTCCTCCTTGCGTATTAAATATAGACGGGTCGGCAGCGGCATGGACCTTCTCATCCCTTCCGGCTGCTGCGATTCTTGCAGCTTGTTCTTTATTATCAACGCCTTTTCCGTGCATTTCCCGATAGATGATGATTGCTCCTTTTGGATACGGGACTTCATTCCCGTGGTCATCCCGTCCAGAACTAACAGCACCCCAAACAGCGGCAAAAGGAGAACGATAGCCCCAGTCATAACCAAGATAACGAGGCCAATGTTTAGGTATATTAAAAGGTGCAATAATGCTTCTGCTGCTGAACTCAGGAAAGTAGCTACCCTCATGAATCTCAAAGTCTCCTTCTAGCCACGCTCGCACAAGCTCAGGCGAACCAACCATGTGCAATCTGTTTATATATTCAGGGTCTTGCGCTAATAAAATCCTGTTATCACCAATTCGGCTGGGGATATAAATGTAGTCAAAGGATGAGCCATTAGGCAGGGACTTAACTAGAATCTTCTTCCCATTAGGAGCTGGCTTAACAAACAGCTCTTTGAGCCAGCCGTGGCCAACGCCGCCAGGGTTGAAGGTCAGAATAATCTGAGGATTCCCCTTACCTCGCAACGCTCCAAACAGCTTAAAGATAGGGGATGGACTAGCGTAGTTACCCGCCTCTTCAATAGCGCAATCTGAGAGATTCTGACCCTGGTATTTCTCAGCATCGGCATCATCAGCCAACGGTCTAAACCGCAACCGACCGCCATTAGGAAACGTAAACTGCTTCTTTTGGTCCTGCCAATGAGCATTTAGCGGGAGATATATCTGCTTGGCACGCTCAATCAGATCGTCTGCCTGGGGTAACTCCTTACGGAAGAATATAGCGTTAAACGCATCTCCTAGCTGCTCTTGCTTAACAGCAAACTTACCCAGTACGCCATCAGTTTTACCGCCACCTCTAGCGCCACCGTAGCCAATAAGAGTGATAGGACAATTAACCAGCATCTCTTGAGGCCCTTTTTGAGGGCTCCATACAATACGCTGGTTAATCTCATCCATTAGATATGCTTTAAGCTCTGGCAATAAACCCAGAAATCTTCCCAGGTAGCTAAGTTTTCATGCGGAGATGACTCATCCTCGCACTCATTACAAGTAACCTTACGATTCTTAGGCATGTCAGGATTAAACTCCTCAACAGCGCCACAAAACGGACACTTCCAGAAGTTATCCTCATTTTCGTCTTTCATCCTATGCTCGATTCCCATTATTCCTCCGGTGGTTTAGGTAGCGGCATCCAGTGGGTAATAATTTTATCTGCACGATCTAAATAACAATGTCCTTCAGCGTAAGTTAAATGAAATTGACCAGCATCTGTATAACCTAATTCAACCCATCCTATAAAAAGTTCATCGTAAATACTGCAAAATAATAATCCGTCTTCTTGTTCTGGAGGCAACCGATCCTTAACGCTAATCCATTCACTCATGTTTCCTCCTTCGGTGCAGCAGGTAGCGGCATCCAGTAAGGAATATCTATATATTCATACTTGCCCGTTCTTGGAATGTGATTGCCAGCGTTTTCCTCGTTGTTTCTAATGTAAACGATCCAACGATTGCGGCATGGACGTATGTGATTATCGTTAATAAATCCCATCTGTACGCCAAAGGTACGATGATAAACCAAAACCATCTCCATCGGCTCTGGATTGCTATCCTTAACGCTAATCCACTGCGGCGCTGCGGCTTGGTAGCCAGCTAAAAACGCATTGCGTTGCGCCTTCTGGTACCCCTTAGTCTCATCGTACGTCTCAAAACGTGGAGTAGCGTATTCCTCTGCCAACTCTTCAGGTGTTTTCATTCTGCACTCCATACGTCAGTTTGCCGTCGTAATCCGCTAGGAAACTCCAGCTTATTGTCCGTAAAGCTCCGCTCTCTAAACACGACATGGTTAGTCGGCTGAATAGCTAATCTGCCTAAATCTAGCTGAATAAAACAAAACTCCTTAGCCTGGTCAGGATACGCACTAAACCCGTCTCCTACCGGAGCAGCAGTAAACAAGTAAGTACCCTCATACGGAATATCCTTGCACTTAACCTTACAATCCAATCCAGCAAGATACTTGTACTCAAGCGTAGTAAACCGCTCCCCATAGCAGTCCCACGTCTGAGCATCATTAGCTAACCACCTCTCTGCGGGAACCTCGCTAAAAGCTATCGCATGAGCAGGAACATTCCTGTAAATAGCTCCACACTCCAACATCACCGTACAACCCCACGTTCTACCTGGATACGATACCAAGCCAAACCAGACACACGGTATAAACCCTTGCTCTACCGTATGCGTGTAAAGACTATCCACATAGCAGTAAATATGCCGTGGTAACTCACCAACCAACGTATACGTCATCTAATCCTAGCCCCATACCTTCCGATATTCCCACTCATCCATAGTATTCCCAAACCTCAAAAACCTAACCCCACAACGCCTATACCCACACACTAACCAATCATTGTGACTCGCATACGAACTAACATGCCCACACTTCGGACACGCAAAGTAATACAAGACAAACTCTTTAATCGGATTAGTCACGCAAGCCCCAAGAAAATTTATAGTCAAGCAACGTCCAGGGCCTACCACTGTTCGTCTTCAGCTACCCAGCAAACACACATCACAACTCGAAACAGTAAAAAGGTTGTCAGTATGTGACCGTTGCAAAACCTACTCTACTCCTCTTCCTCAACTTCCGTATCATTATTCAAATACTTTCTCTCAAATTCTTCACGACTCAACGGCTTAGCACTCACAACAGCGTTTATAGTTCCAACATGCTCAACCGTATTAGCCTCAGTCCAACCTAACTTACTCTTACCCAAATACATCAATACCTGCGGATTACCCGCCATAGCCTGCTCCATCAACCCACGAGCAACTACCTCCTGCATTCCAGCCTGACCAGCCGCATACTCCTCCCCATACCACTTAGTCAGCTCATTCGGAGATAACCTACACGCTATAGCCACAGCACTCTTCGATAAACCCAACCTCGCAAGCCTCGTAACAGCTCCACTCGTCTCTGGATCCTTCTCATACCGCTGATTGCTATAATCCTTACGCCTAGGAGGATTGATAATAACTGGCCGCTCAATAGGCAAAACTTCAGACTTAGACTCTTTAGTATCCTCATCACTCATAAGCCTAAAACCTCCTGCCGCAATCGGTTGGCCGCTACCTCGCAATACTTTTCCTCAATCTCTATTCCAATAGCTTTACGATTAGTTTGCCTAGCCGCTAATAGCATTGTTCCACTACCAGCAAATAAATCTAAAACCGTTCCATTTTCTACAACAAAATTGTCAATAATTTGCATCACTCCATCTAAGGGACGTGGACATGGATGCGCTTTTTCAATCCTATTTGTATTCGATATTATTCCAGCGGTATTTGATACAAAGAAATCTACATTTCGCTTAGGCTTTTTTGGACGTAACGGAGCACCTAAAACGTATTTCATTACCACTGGGTCATAACCATAATTAATTGGCGTTTTGCGTAACTGAACAAAGTTTTTAGCGGCACAATAAATGTGAATATCATTTCCAAATTGCTGCCAAAAATGTTGAAAATATAATTGCGCTTGCCATACAGCAAAAAACCCGCCGTTTTGTAATTTTACAGAATTAAGCAGCGGCATTAACCATGCGTAATAAGAATTTGCTTGATTGTGTTGTTCTCTATTTTCGTATTTAAACCCAATACCAAAAGGAGGGTCAGTAACTAATGCTTGTACAGGCTCTAGTAGCGGTAACAACTCCCTGCAATCCCCATGATACAGCGTCACATGCTCATCCTGGTAATACGGCTCAGGCAATCCTGGAATTTTTTCAGCAACAACATCTCCAGAATCAACCCGCCTCTTCAAATCACTTCCAAAATCGTTTTTCATAGCTGTAGGTTAGAACAATGGTTGAAGGGATAAATTCAGACTCACCGTGGGAGATGGGATGCCGCCTCTGCTCCACTCCACGCCACTTTCAAATTTGTTTCGAAACTGAAAACCTGAGCTGTGGCGGGAACTTAGCCGAGCCCGAAACGGAATTGACTTAGGAACCAAGTACCTACTTGCTGCGGCGCTGGGGAGGTGACCCAGCCTGTAATAATTATTTCGTGGTATCAATAAGTTACGCCGCTGGGATTGCTTACTAGTTTTCTGGTTCTCGTAAAGTAGGATATGTGTAGGCATATCAAGTAGTTAAGTATGGATATGTAATAGTTATAACTACTTAGCTATCTCACGAAGCAACTCTAGCCATTCACTGTCAGTCATTCCGCTAATGTCTTTGAGTGCTTGTAGCTCTATGACTGTGTAGAGCTTCTTAGTGTGCTCACGTCTAACCAACGCATCCTTGCTGCATCCCATTAGAGCCGCCATAGCGACTTGTGTGATGCCTAATTTTGCACGCACCAGACGGTATAGGAGGCCGCAATCTCGTCGACTCCTGCGCAGCATACGAGCTGTCAGGGCATACCTAGGCTTAGTCGTGTTCATGGCATTAAAATTATTGTCCACTTTGACAACTTAAACGATCTAATCCCTACATGCCATATATTTTGGCTGTAGTAGCATTGTCTAGGAGTTCGCTAATCGCTCACGTTGTGTTCGCTACGCTCACTGATCGTAAGACGAAATGAGTGTTCATTTTATTCAAAAGATTCTGCGTTTTTTTCGAATATCTTTTAAGTTATTGAAATCCTTGCAGGATAAACCTGCATCTTTCTGTTGTACTATGGAATCATACTATGTATACTTTGATAGTGGTTGAGAGATACCACTGACTAACTAACGGAGACATGACGATGAAGAAGGTGCTGAACGTAAAAGTAGAGGTTGGGATGATAGTGCAGACCAGCCGTGGTTCTGGAGTTGTGGCAGCAATAAGCCCAATGGAATTTGACTTTGGCAATCTGTACACCGTTCGCTTGAATGGCGGTGAACTGATCTGCACTCAGTTCGTAAGCGTAGTTGGTTAAGGTTTTGGAGGAGCGACTAATGGAGACGATGATGAGAGTGATTGAAGAACTTGGATGCTATGCAGTTGCGTTGGTGCTTGGTGCCAGCTCGTACTTTATCCTTGTAGCTTTCTGGAGCTTTTAACATGAGAACAAGTATTTGCCTCTTTTTCGTGACAATACTTGCGCTACCTGTTGTTGCGGTGGCTCAGGCTCAAACTTACCCTAGTGTAGCTAATGAGCCTTGGTATGCGCCAGCGCCACAACCTGTAGTGCCTGTGTATCCTAATCCGTGGCCAGCTGCTCCGGCGTCTCAGCCTCGTAACGAGTATGGGACTGGTTACAGCATTGTGACCACTGAGGTTACGCGGCCTGATTATGTCAGGCAGTATCTTGGTGAGCGTGGTGCTACTACGCATGAGACTGTAACGAGGGTAGTACCTAACAATGCGTGGGGAGCACCGATACGACCGCCGTTTGGGTTTAACTACCCATAATTTTCACTTTAGTGAAACCGTAGGATGAGCGACTACATCCTATGAAAACATAGCAGTACAACGTATAAATGGAGACATTATGAAACGACTATTACTCGCTACAATCGTAGCAACATCAAGTGGATGCGGTGTTTTGTTGCCTGACGTTATGGTGGTTGGCACTGAGCAAGGTATCAGAGCCTACAACGATGGTCAGGTAGCTTTGATTGCTCAGGCTAAGACTCAAGCTAAGAACGCAGAACAACCCTACTGGCATGTGAGAAAGCAGCAAGCCAGCTACTCAATTTGGGAACGCCTTAGCAAAGGCTTAGTAAACACCAGGGAGGTTAGCGATGCTGAGTAAAGCTCTGACGTGGTTCCTGACCACATCAACCATCGTTGGCGTACCTGTGCTGCTCTATATCGCCGTGATTGGCGCTCAACGAGCACTCATGACAGTGACGTGTGAGACTGCTCGCTACGGTTGCAGCAAGAGCTTTGTCCAGTCTGTAGATTGGATAGCGGAAGCTGTAACTGACGATACCGATGTAGTTGTAACACCAAGAAAAC